GAGGAATTTGTGAAAAAGGTGCTTGAGGAAAAGCAGAAAAAGAGGTATAATCTTGCACAGTTGAATTACGACCTGAAATCGATTTACGTCAACAGGAAAAAACGCTGCGGAGTTAAAAATTGGTACAAATAGAGAGGGGAAATGAGATGTCAATGCCGATGGTGGAAGTAAAGACGAGAAGCAGGGCAACGGACGAGGTACACGAAAGGCAGTTGTCGCAGGATACGGTCATAGAAATGATGACGGAGTACATCAAAGAGAGCGGGGAAGCCCTCGAAATAACAATGTCGCAGGCAAGCAGGGGTTCGGGGATAGACAAGATAATATTAAGGTCGAATAAATAAAGGGGGATAAAATGAAACTAGTAATTTGTGATTTTTGCGGAAAGACAGTAGAAACGATAGGGGGAAATGCAGCGACTTTAGATATAACGACTTACGTTAAAACACCGACAGAAAACAATCCAGATGATTATACTTACGAAGATTATCAGTTTGATATATGCGGGGATTGTGCAAAGCGGAAAGTGGAAGAATTTAAAAAAATAGCCGAACAATATAAATAATATATTGGTTTATATTATTTATTTTTGTCTTATGCGGATTGCAAAAGTATATTCGACTTGTCCGCATAAGACAGTTTAGAAAGGAGAGATACTCATGCCGAAGAAACTGCATGATGAACTGAAAAGGGAAGCGAGGAAGAAAGGGCTGACAGGAGAGGCGGCAGACAGGTATGTCTATGGCACTCTTGCGAAGATAGAGAAGAAGCACAAAAAGAAAGCGAGGGGAAAATGACGATACAAGAACAGTTAAACAACAAACCACCGGATATTAACGATTATATCGAGAAATGTCGGGTAGACTTACTTGAAGTCAATGTAGTTTTAGTGATAGATGACAAGAAGTATTCAGGGAAAGCAGATTACAAAATGTTTGAGGATTGTTTGCCAAACATATTGTTTCACGAAGAACATATGAACAGTACAGATGATTATGAGGACTACAAAAAGTTATACGAAAGAAAGGCAAATTTAATGACGCGACCTGAAAAGATTAAAAAGTTTTTTGGAATTATAGAGTCGAATTACACAAAGGTGCTTTTGTCAACGATAGCTCATAGCTGTTCAACTTTACAAGAGGACATGAAAAGTTGGCACGATTGGAGAACAAGTAAATGACAGTCGAGATATTCTTGCGTAAGATAAAATCTATTCGCAACGAACTTGCCTGCGACCCATACTATAAGGCAAAGAACGAGTATATCACAGGGCTTGTGGATATGGCTGATGTGGCTATTCGGATTCTGGAGGGAGAAAACACCGATGACAACAGACTTGCAACCGAAGAAATCACAGGACACTTCCAAAGAGCATTATCAGAACTATATTGAGATAAAGGGATATATACCCACTCCGTGCGAGATGGACTTGCTTGATGTCATGCTGAACCCTGAAAACAGACACGCGGAAGTGCAGGAGATATGCAATCTTGCGGGGATATCGAAGCCGACATATTTCAGGGCGTTCTACAAGCCGCAGTTCAGGGAGTATTACAATTCCCTGTTGCGGGCGAATTGGCAGATAAAAGCACAGGAGATGATGTGTGCTGTATACACATTTGGAGTAAGCAACGCAAGGTGTGCCGCAGACAGGCGGTTGTTCCTCGAAATGACCGGAGTGGTGCAGGACAAGAAAGAGATAAACATCACGAAGAAAAGCATGAGCATGGATATGGAGTTCGGGAAAGTTACCACAGCGGATGTCAAGTCATATCTGTTGGATATAGTCAAGAACGACCCGAAGCTGCTCGAACAGCTTAACCTGAAACAAGAAGTCATAGAAGCGGAGATAACGGAAGTAAACGACAATGGATAACCTAAAACTTGCGATAAATGCGATAGCGACACTAAAGGAACGTGAAGATAACGAGGTATATTTTGAGAAGTACTTTAAGATAACAGAGCGGGATGAATCAAACGTAATTCCGTTCAAAATCAATAAGTCGCAGATGAAACTCAAAAAAATAATAGACGAATGGGAAAAGGGTAACAGGCGTACCCTTTTTGTTGTTATCCTGAAAGCCAGACGGCAGGGATTCTCGACCTATGTTGAAGCCGACTTCTTTAAGCGGATAATGCACGAGAAGAACAAAACCGCAATGGTTATATCGTACAATGAAAACTCGGCAAAAACTATAAACGCAATGTGCAATATGTTCTATCAGTATCTTCCTGCAAGCATAAAACCTTTAAGCAGGGCAAGCAGGGGGAATGGAGTTATTCTTGAAAACCCTAAATACGATCCGAGTTATGACACGTCAGATAAAAACGACCCTGGACTGCAAAGCGAGTTCCTTATAGAAACCTCAAATAACGTGAGTGCGGGCAGAGGGTACAACATCAACTATCTGCATATATCCGAATTGGGTCTATGGATTGGCGACCCTCGAATAACAATGACATCACTTCTGCAAGCCATTCCGAACAAGAACTCCATTGTAATTATCGAAAGCACCGCAAATGGATATAACTACTTCAAAGAAGTGTGGGACGAAGCAAACGCATATATTGATATAGATGGGAAAAGAAAAAAGAAAAATGATTACATCCCACTGTTCATACCGTGGTTTGAGGACGAAGGCAGTGTATTGCCATATACATTCTTCAAACTGACGAACTATGACAGCAAACAGTGGGGCAACGAACTGGAGTTGAAAAACAGGTACGACCTGACATACGAACAACTCGAATGGCGCAGATGGTGTATCACAAATAAATGCGATGGGAGTTTGAACACGTTCCATCAGGAGTATCCATCGTCCAGCGAAGAGGCTTTTATTGCAACAGGTGCGCCAGTATTCGACAATGCGAAAGTCGAAGCAAGAAAAGAAAGGTTGCGCTCGTATTACAAAGACAAACCCCCAAAAAGGGGGCTATTTGAATATAGGTTCAACGTAGACAGAACGATAGACGATAGTTCTATACAATTCGTTGCTGACGAGAATGGCGTAATGACGATATACAAAGAGCCGGAGAACGGAAAGCCTTATTTCATAGCGGGTGATACAGCGGGCGAGGGTTCAAACTCATTCGCCGCTCACTGTCTTGACAACACCAACGGAATGCAGGTGGCAGTGTACCACTGCCAGATGAACTCCGACCTGTTCGCATATCAGATGTATTGTCTCGGAATATATTACAATACTGCAATGATAGCAATAGAAATGAACTATGACGGAACTCCGATAAAAAGGCTGCAAGACCTGCATTATTGGAATCTATACAGACGTGTCGTAGAAGATAACATTGAAGAAACTATGCAAGAAAAGTACGGATTCAGGACGACCACGATAACCAGACCGCTGATCATCAGCAACCTTGTGGCAACTGTTCGTGAAAGCATAGAAACATTCAATGACGTAGACACGCTTCTTGAAATGCTTGAGTTCGCAAAAGACAAGAACGGAATACCACGCGCGAACCCTGGAAAATCGGACGACCTTGTCATGGCGGCGGCTATTGCACATTATTGCAGGAAGCAGATGTGGACAGCGATAGACAGGCCTAAAGAGAAAGAAGAAGAACTTGACGAGGACGATAAAGACCCATACGAGGATAACTGGATGGCAGATTAAAAAATAGTTCTTGACAACTGATACCATATGGGGGTATATTGAAGTTGATTTATGATGTGGTCATATGATGAATCATTAAGACCACGTTATCAACAGAGGTATACACATGGTAAGCACAGGTACAATGATACTGATATTGATATTATTTCTGGTCGCTGTGAGCGTATCTTTCTCCAGCGGCTTTTTTATTGGGAAAAAGACTGTAAAGATGATACCCCCACAGGGTATCAAGACAGATGAACCAGTTTATGAAGAACCGAAACAGTCATTTTTTGATAAGCTGATTGAACTTATAGACGATAAAATCAACAGGAAAAAGGATGAATCAGCAAACGAAGAAGTCAAGACAGTTATAACATCAGACGGTATAGCGAAAAACGAGAATACGTTTTATTAAGAGGTAGGATAGATGGGATGGCTAAAGAAAAAGGACGAAAAACTTGATGTCAAGAACCCAAATACGCCGGAAGAAAACGAATATGTAGCTCAAGTCAATACTGACAAAGTTTCTTCGGAGGGCGGGTTCAGGCAGGCGGTAAAGACAAACTGGAGCGATGAATACTTATGTTTCAAAGGCGACCAATGGGAAACGTCCATTGCGCCAAGAGACGCACGGTTAAAATCAAAAAGACCTAATATCGTTTTGAATATCACAAAGCCGACATTGATGAATATCGTAGATGCACTGACTTCCTCAACACCGCAGGCGGACGTTACAGGCAGGGAAAAGAGCGACAAGGAAGTCGCATTGAAGTTGAGCGATATAATCTCTTTCGTGTTTGACAGGAACGTATTTGACAAGCAGTGGCGGGATATCGTTATGCAAGGCGTCAAGTATGGTCCGTTTATTGGATATGTTCCGTGGGATGGCGACTTTATGGGCGGGTCAGGGCCGAACAGATGGATAGGCGAGATACGGACATTGTGCCAGAATAAAGACGAAATATTCTTTGACCCTGCAATAAGAGACCTCGAAGAAAATTTGCAGGATTGCAGGTTTATACACCAGAGATATCCGAAAAATCTCGACTATATAAAAGACAAATGGGAAAACGGCAAATATGTTACCGCTGAACTATTAGAGGACGAAGATACGGAAACATCAGGGTCGGACTATCAGCGGGCAACGATAATCAGATCATGGCATAAGGGAACACCGCAGTTCATATCGGAAAAGGACAAGGAACGATTCAAGCAAAAGGCGGCAGATGCGACAGACGATTATGCAAAGCAGATGTACGAGGATATGGCAAGCGGAACTTTGAAAGGCGTTCACTGCGCATACACCGCAGGGAATGTGTTCCTTGAATATGTTCCATATATTTACGAAGATGGGTTATACCCATTTGCATACGCAGTGTTATATCAAGACGAAAAGAACCCATATGGGTTTGGGGAAACAAGGGATATTCTGCCGATACAGGTAGCCTATAATAAATGTGCAGAGATAGAAATGGCGGCGGCGGCAGTTGAGGGGCTTGGCGGCGGGTATTACGACAAAGGAACCATATCGAAATCACAGATAGATGAAATAAACGAGAACTCATGCAAGGCAGGTGTTTGGCATGAGGTAAACAATAAGTCGGGAATGCAGAAGAAAGAGGGGACGCAGACCCCACAGAGCCTTGTAGTATTTAAAGACTTCCTGAAAACAAACGTAGATACCACCTCACAGAACACATCCATTATGCAAGGAGTTTCACCAGGTGCCAATGTACCATACAAGTCGGTGGCTGAACTCGGAAGCAGGGCGGATGTCCGTAACAAGGGTAAGATGAACATCCTCGAAAGGTTTATGACGCAGTTCATGAGGTTGATGATTTCAAGGATAGCACAGTTCTATACAGACGAAAGGGAGTACCGCATAAGGGGAGACAAGAGCATGGCGATAAAGACCCTGATATATGACGGATTGCGGCAGTTGCTTGAACTCGGTGATGATGAAACGGCAAAACAGGAACAGCTTGCAGGGCTTATACAGTTGTTTGAAACAGTGAAGTCAATGGATCCCAATGCCGCAGACACATTCGGGAAATTCTCGAATCAGCAGATGAAGCACGTCTGGACAAGAGATACGGAAAACGGAGAAAAGAAAGAGGAAGTGTATATTGCGGAGTTTGACGTTAAAGTGAAGATAACGGATGAAAGACCGACCTCAAGGACGTATTACGAGAACCTCGCACTTGAAATGTTCAAGATAGGTGCAATAGGTCCGAAAGCCTTCTGGGAAACGATATACAACGGACAGTTGCCTCCGCCTGACGAGATAACGCAGGAGTTGAAAGAGATGCAGAGCGCAAAGGCACAGGAAGCATTGGCACAGAAAACAGCGGGAAACAATCCTGTTATGGG